GCTTCAAAAATATCCCTCTCTCCTTGTTGCGCAGCTCTTTGCCTAATAGCAATTAGCCCACTTCTATATACATTCCCGTTTTTCCCAAATGGATACTTCCAAGCCTCTTTAGTTTCAGGATTGGCATCTGTGTCATGACCTAAAAACCACTTTTTATAGACATCATATTTAGGTGGGTCTCCCAGTAAGGCATTGCCATTATCAGCAGAAAAGCTCCAGGCATCTTTTTTATTTACCTTCCCTTGTCTGATTAGGCTTAAAGCATGCCGATAGCCGGCCTGATTTAAAACAAATTGATTTTTAATTATTTTTAAATCTCTTTCTAACTCTTCCAAAATCTCTGTTGTTATGCCACACTCGTTTTTTTCTCTTACTTTTCCAAGTACAAAGAACCAAAGTTCCATTTGATTCTGCATTTTTTCCCAGAAATCTGAGACTAAAAAATTCATTTTGTTTCTAGTCTCAAATTTTGCCTCACTTACTATCTTATCAAGGCATTGTTTCAGTCTGTTCAGCACGTTCGTTTTGTTAACTGTTATATCCACCATAGAGAAATGCCTCTATTCCCAAAATATCTATTACATTTTGAATCCTATTAATTACTGTCTGCGTATCAGAACCTGCAAAAAGTAACCCACCAATGAAATTATCGTTATTTAAAACCACCGAACCACTATCTCCACCCTTACTCATAGCTCCAGCCATCAGTTGGTCTTCAAAATAAGCACTTCGTCCACCACCATATTGAACTGTGCAACTAACATCGACTTGCTCAATCTTATCAGTAGTAACTTCAGTAGTTCGCCCAGACTTTTTCACAGGCATACCAAGTGCTAATTCTACCACCCCAGCAATAGTTCCAATTTCTCTAATCTCAGGAGTAACCAGAGAAGTATCTTCTACTTCAGCCAATGCAGCATCAATATAGTTAACCCGTTGTTCCTCAGATGGATAAAAGCCAAGACGCCAAGAACTAAACCATTTAAGAATCCAGTTAGCTGTAGTTTGAACTACTTTACTTATTTTACAAGGAGGAACTGGAGGAATAGGTTGCTGGTTGAATTTGATTGGTTCATAGTGGTAAAGTCGTGCTATAGTATCTGCCTCGGAGCCTCCATCATAAGGGCCTGGTTGATATACTGGATCACCAATATTAGCAGCATTAGAATTAGCCAACACATGGTTATCACTTAATATACACAGTCGGCCATCTTTTTTACAAAGACATCCCAGAGTTCCTGCGCTGATATTTTTGTGCCCCACACTTACCCCACCAGGTGCCGGACGGTACCTATCAGAAAACTCTTGTACAACTGGTAGGACTTTCAGCACTCCCACTTCCCAGACATCAGTTACTATACCAGCCACAAAGTCCGGAATTAGATATTTAGAAGGAACTTGCTGAGAAGGTAGCTTTTTTACTACACCAAAACATATACCAATTTCATCAGTTGCCTTACCTCTAACTACTTTCCTACCGATACCAATTGAAACCACTCCTGGAATCTTTTTATAAAAGTATCGGTGTTCTTTGTATGGAAATTCAATTTTCATGGCTACTTTTCTCCTTTTCCTACCTGTTTTAAAAATTTTATAAATATTAGCTTAGCAGGGTGTGTAAAATCTGCTAAAAAGGAATTGAAAGGAAATAGTTTAATCGTTTTGCCGGTCTGTAATTAATTTTGCCAATTCTGCTTCCACTAAATTAAAAACTTCAGACGAACCAAAAATTTTTCTGTATTCCTGCCTTTTTTTTTCTATATCTAACTCAAAAATTACCTTCCCCGGATTATACTCAAATCCCTGATCTGGTTTTACTTTTACTTCTTTTCCCTCGTTTATTTGAAGCCCTCTGCTCTGAACCTGTCTTTTAGAAAGAGTCACCACCCTGCAGCGACAGTTAAATCCATTTGGTGGATACCAGGTTTCCCAAATCGGGTCATCCGCCCTAAATACCTTGCCATCCATTGCCGCATGACTTGGTCTTGTGCGGCTGTCATTGACCGCATCATACATCCAATATGGTCTTATATCTGCCATTTCTTTTTGCTGTTTATACCTACCTGCTTGATATGCTGTTTGCACATTTGTCCTAAAAATTGTCTCTAGTCTCCAGGGCCTCTTAAACTTAGGGTCATACCAGCCCCGTCTTTTCATTATCTCTTCAAAATCTTTTTTAAAATTTGCCAGCGTTGTCCCTTTGGCAATGGCCTTTTGTATTTGTTCATAAATATCAGCCAACACATCAAGCCTCATCACACCAGCCACAGTAAAGGCCTTTGCGTGCATCTCTTGCCAAATCTCATCCCATCTTTCAGAGAGAACAAGTCCTTTTTGCTCAAAAAACTTAATTGCTTCTTCCGGAGGCAAGGGTTCTAATTTAAGCATGTTTTACTTTGCTGAAAACCTTCCAAATAAATCCGCCATAAACATGGCCCTGGCAAGTAATTCCTGCAATTCTGCTGGCGTATAAATCTCACTAAAAGTCGTCATAATCTTCTCTTCCATTTCCTCATAACTTTTGCTTTCAAGCACAATCTTTACAATCGGGTCTAAAAAAGTGCCCATTTGCTGATTGGCTAAGTCAACCGCTCTTTCAACCAACCCCTCAATACTTTGCTGTTCAGCAGTATATTGCTTTAAATTCCCTGTCTTTGCCTTAAGCACTTTAGGCATCTGTAAAGGCACAAGCGTATCTTCTTCATCTTTTGGCGGTGGGATATTAAACTTGCCATAAATCCAGCTTTTACTCATCGGCACACCTACATCTTTAAAAAGAGTGCTGACCGTTTTTGCTTCTCTCTCTTTATCTTCTGGCTTCCTTACCACAAACTCAATATATGGAACGGGTGTATCAAAGCCAAAATTCCATCCCACTAGAGGTAGAAAAAGTTGTTTTCTAATTGTCTTGGCCATCGCTGTCGCATCTGCACTTAAAAGGTCAAGCCTTACTTCATTATGCACTTTAGCGGCAGCATAGCTGCCTCTATCGCCCACCTCAACACTCAAAGTTTGCCCCAAAACTGCCTTTGAAACCTCGGTATTAGATAATTTGACCAATCTATCATACACATCCACTGTGGCCTGTTTGATCGCTTCCACAAATTCAATCTCTGTGTCTTTTGATATGATGCCTGCGGCATCACTGCCAAGCTGCTGGATAGCCTGTTTAAGTGCCTCTTTCGCTGCTTCTGTAGCCGTCGGATCATACTTGCCCAATCTCAAAGGCATCCCATAAACTTCGCTAAATGCCACCCAATCCTTTATTGAATAATGCTTAAAAAGAAACATCCAGCAGCACACCCGCAAAATTGGTGCCCTATTAGGATGCCCTGATAAGGGCTTATACTTATGGAACAAGAACTTAAAAGGCGGTATTTCTATACCATTTGGGGCATCATCGGTAATAAGCCGGGGATATGGTTCGTCCCACGGCCACACAAACCTTTTTTGTTCAACAAACTTAACCTCTTTTGGCACAGCTTGTCCTTCTGAAACATCCCAAATAACCTCCGCACTAGCAAAACCACGGGGCACGGCCGTCTTTAAAGCTTCTATCACTTCATCCAGATCAACTTGCTTCTCAATTACATTTTTGACAAACTCTGCCACCTCAATATCTCTTTTCTCTTCACTAAAAGGTTCAATCTCATAATCAAGAGTAGAAAGGGCATTTTCTCTTTTGGAAATTTCGCTTAAAATATGCCCATCTTTCTCTAACACCTCTTCAAAAAGCTCCGCCTGTCTCAAGATATAGCCTGCATCGGCCTCTCTAAAAATGCGTGCCAGCTTTTCAGGTGTTAGTCCACTACTAGGATAACTGGACCAACGGTCCCTTATTGAAGTTACAGCCAGCTCCCTTTTTTCTGGCCTTAACCCCTGTGTATTGACCGGCCGTCCAAATTGGTCATAAATAATAATATTATTGGCCATTACCAAATACCTCCCCTTTTGTTTCTATATCTGCGCCTTGCCACCGTTTCATACTCTACTGGCCCACTTCCAGCACTAATAAGGGCTGAAACCGCCATCTCCAAAGCATCTGGCAAATCATCGTGGTCTTTTGGAAAATTCTCTAGTTGTGTCAAAAGTAAAGTCTGCTCTTTTCTGAATAAAACAATACCTGCCTCAATAAGCGGTGAAAGCTTACTAATTCTGAATTTTTTGTTGCTTGTTTGTTTAACTCCTATCACAGGCAAAATGACATTTTGTTTTAAGGCTTCTCGTAAAAGCTGATTTTTGTAAATTTCTTGAAAAGTCTGTATTTCAAAAATAATTTTGCCTGGCCACCAGAGTTTGTATTTAGTAATAATCCTATCTATTAACCTTAAATCCGATATTTTCGCTCCCTCCGCATCTAGCACATATAATATACCACTATCACTTAATCCCACCACAACAATTGCCGAATAATCCCCTGTCTCCTTACCTGTGGCCGGGTCAACCGCCATCACTTTTACTAAATTTCGCAAATTCACATCCTCAAGCTCAAAATAACGAAACCACTCTTTCTTAAATTTCTTCTCCTCCTCAGCTATCGGTTCATTTTCCCATTCTGTAGCATAAATAGATACGCCTAATTCCTCTTTTTTCTTTGCTAAATCTCGCAAACTCCATCGCTGTGGCCATAGAGGTTTACCCTCAGGGGTAGTAGCTGAAAACCTAAAACCCACCCAATTTTTCAATTTGCCACCTTTTATCTCTTTTAAAAGACGGCTGGGCAGGTCATCCGGATGCATAATTGTATTAACTACAATAATAAGTGCCCCTTTACCTAAATTCATTATGACCCGCTTAAACCATCTATAAAGCGACTCCCTCAAACTACGACTTTCCACATCTTTGTCTTTCAGTAAGTCATCACAGATTATGTGTGTTGGTCTTCTATATTTGTCTTTGATGCCCCTTATTCCTTCATTTGCTCCAACTGCCGCAATAGCATTGCCGTTTTTGAGTGTGATTTTATTTTTCTTCCAGGTACGCCCTTTTAAATCACCGAAATCCTCTAAAATTCTATCATTATTCTCAAGCTCAAGCTTGATGCTCTCTATAAAATTAGTAGCGCTTTCCCTTGATACTCCAACTACAACAGGGAAAACCCCTGCTCTTGTCAGCACCAACCACAGTGGTAACGCTTGAGACATACGAGTAGTTTTGCCATGATCCCGGGGTTCTAAATCTAAAATACCTTCAAGTTTTTCTGAAACTTTAAGGTAAATATGCCTGTCTTTTTTAATAAATTTTTTAAGAGATTTTACATCTACCTCTGTAATGGCCTGTTTATTAATAATGTCTATGATAATCTTTTGATATTCTGCAAAGGGGATAGGAAAAGCTTCTTTAAGATAATACTGGCAAAAATAGGCAAAATCTTGAGTTGCCCGTTTGATGCGGGCTTCTTTCTCTGGATCGGTCGGGCCGATGAGGTCTTTGATAATCATTTCTGAATCTCAACATTTTGGATAATCTCTAAAAGTCGTGCCTTTAAATCGGGGTACTTCTCTATCTCTTTTGCTACAGCTTGCATAATCTCCTTTTTTGCTGCCTCAAAACCCTTTTGATAATCAAGCCGTAACTTTGCCACTCGCACCTGTGCTTCAGAAAGTTGATTAACTGCTTTGACAAATGCCATAGGATTATCAAAATCAAGTTCTTCAACTGACTTAGCAAACTCAAAAAGCTTATGCGCCAGAAGTGAATTGGTTACCTCAACTACATCTGTATTGGGATTATCTCTAACCGTCTCTAAAAGAACCTTTGC